AGTCTTTTCTTTTGGGTCATGTAAAGTATCAAAAAAATTCCACATATTTGGTTTATTTACATATTTACCATTAATAACGGTTTTTTGAACTATCTCTTTATCAGGATACTTTTCTATCATTTTATTAATGACATCTCTTTTTATTAACATACATCCTGTCGGAGAATCAGTAACTTCCATTACACCTTTTTTTAAGTTTATATTGTTAGCGTCAGGTACTTTCATTGGATAAGTGTGCAAGGCACGTCTAATATCATCAGGTGTTTTAATTTGACCTTGTTCCATTTTTTTAAAAGCTTTATCCCACATTAGAGTTTTAAGTGGATACGGAACAGAGATAATATGTTTATCTGCTCTTAGCATCGAGAATATAGACTTACCTTGAAAATATATATCTGAATCAATAAATAATAAGTGTGTTGCTTTTGATTCAAGGAACCCCGCAACAGACAAATTCCTACCTTGAGTAACTAAAGATGATTTGATCAAGTGAAAAGAAACTTTAACTTTTTTCTTAAAGCACTCTCTTTGAAACTCTATAAGAGCTTGAGTGTAGTGAATAGAAACTTCACTATGGACAGGCGTTGCAACAAATAATTCAACATCCTTAAATTCATCTTTGTTTTCTTTCCACATTGGTTCAATTGCTTTTTCATAATCAGATTGCGTTTCAATACTTACTTCTTGTAATGTTTGATATGTATCTTCATTAATATATTTATTGCTTGACACTTAAGGCTCCTTTCAAAAAATTTTCCCATTCTATAGCTTTTTTATCCCAGGCATAAAACTTTTTATAATATTTTTGTTGTTCATCTAAATGATTTTGTATTGTATCTGTATGTAAATATTGAGCACATATGTCAATTGCGCCTGCAACACTTCCAGCTAACAATTCTAAATTTTTTGTGTAATTAACATACACTGGCCATTCTGCACAAGTTTCAGGTAAAGCACCAAAATTTGTCGTAATAACATGTAGACCTGAAGCTAAAGCCTCTAATGCAGATGCACAAAAGGTTTCTTCAAATATAGATGGATAAACAAATAAATCATAATCAGTCATATGTTCTAAAATATATTCATTAGGTTTATAACCTATATAATTTACATTTGGTAGTTTTTTAGCTTGATCAAATAAGGGTTGTGTATCTTTGTTATTTTTTTCAGCAAATTCCTTTCCATATACTTCATTTGAACTGTATACATCCAAAGTTATATTTGGATTTTTTATTATTTGCATTGCTAGTAGTAAAACATTCAAACCTCTCCAAGGGGTGCAATGATGTATAATTTTTATTGGTTCACCTTGTTTATAAATTTTTCTTTTTGGAAAATGACTTGCACCATTTTTTATTACCATACATTTATCTTCTGGTAATTGAAAAAAGTACCTAAACTTTTCAAAGTTCCAATGTGAATTAAAGACGTACCAATCATATTCATGGTGTCTACTCTTGTCTCTAAAAAAACTTTGAAGGTTTGGTTGATCCCAAGAATTTTTCTGCCAAAGTATATTTATTTTACTAGGATCAAGAGGAACTTTACCAGGGATAGAAGTGCATATTTGAAATTTATTTAATAAATCTTTAGATACATATTTTTCAAGTAACTCGTGTTGTATTTCTGTAGCACCTCTAGGTTTCATACTTTAATACCTTTCCTAATTGCCAATACCAAAATTGGTTATTATTTAATATTTGTTGATAAACAAAATAATCTATTTGTAAATATTTATCTAGAGCTTTTTTAAAATTTTTGTTTTCTTCAATATAGTCTTTTACTTTCTTTTTTAATACTAAAGATCCTTTATTTTCATGAAAAGAAGTATTGAAATTAATTTGTAAAAAATTATTCAAATCTCTATGAGAAACGAACATGTCTACTTTAGATCCTATTAAATATGTTGTTTGTAAAACAGTCAAAGGTGTTAAAGATACAGACCTTAAATTAGGATGTATTACATTAAACAATAATTGTTTTAAATCTAATTTATTCAATTCTATATTTGATAAAGATAAGTTGTGGCACAAACCAGATATAAATCTATCCATAGGATCTCTTAATACAGTCCAACAAAATTTTCCACTTTGTTTATTTTGGTTCATTGTTACTTTAACATTTATAGAATCAAATGTTCTTAACACTGATTGACAACCTGTTTTATGTATTAATAAATATTCAAAACTGTTTGTCTCATAAAATTCAAGGTTTTGTATAAACATAAATTTAAATAGGTTTTTTAAATTTACTATTTTGTAAATATTTTTCTAAGGTTTTTTCTTTATGAATAATAAAAAATGGTTGAGTCCATCTCTCATCAACACTTTGTTCCATAGTTGGTGAATGCCAAGTTTGTGAGTTATACCAAACACACCTGTTTAATCTTGAACCAATAATTATTGTTGGCTCATAATCTGTTTTATTATTAAATATATATGTCCCATCTTTTAAACAATTTGAGTTAAAATAAATTAAACCTGCTATATCGTATATGTCATGATCTTGATGGGGTTTATACTGTTTCCAAGAGGGAGATTCTTTACATTCAGATAATTTTGTTTTTCTAAAAAAAGTTTGTAAATGTAAAGGTATAATATTTGTTTTTTCTTTCCAAGTTTTCAGAAAAATATTGTATGGACTTGATTCATTATTATCTTCTAAAATTTCACTTTCATGCGTTGGTAACCCTAAAATCCTATCACCACCAAAATATAATTCATAAGATTGATGTTTAGATACAAAATGTAAATTTAAAAAATGTAAAACCAACAGCCCAAGATTTTGCTTACTATAAAAACCATCAATTGTGTTAAACATTATTCCTTTGTTTTAACACCAACATTGCCAGCTCTTGTAACTTTTATTTCAAGATCTTGTCTAAAATCATCCACAGTAGTGTCAGTATTGGGATCAGCAACATCAGCATCAAAATCAGCTTTACTATCATACACCTTACCTGTTCTCTTGTGTTTAATTATTTCTTTAGCTTCTGCTGGTATAATTGGTAAATCACTCATTGTTTACGTCCTTGTCTATTATATTTTTTATTGTGTTGCAACTTCTTTTTTTTGTTAACTTTTTTTATATGCCTTCGTGGCCTTTTTTTTGGTTTAGGTCTAGGCACAAAATGTGTAAATTTTTGTCTAGCCATTCTCCTGAGATCTATCTATTTGTGCATAACTGATTGCACCTTGGATTGTATTACTTCCTGTAGCTGCTTGCACTGTTATTGCATCGCCAGCTTCTAAATTCAAACCTTGAGGTGTAGCATTAACTTGTGATTTTGCAGCAACCTCATCTCTAAAAAATTCATACTCTGTGCTAGAGTCAGAAGAATCTACAAAATTCATATTTACTAAGATACCTGAAGAAGCATCACTGTTAGAACAGTAAACACTTTTAACTATTACTGTTGCATCACTAGGACACGTAAAAACAGTTGTCTTTCCCGTACTAGCTTGTTTAAAACCTTGATTTTTATATTGTATAGTCATGATAAAAAATAATTAAAAGCATCTTGTTCATTTTTTAATTCTTGTTGATAAGAAGTATTTAACTTATCTTGCATCGTTCGTAAAGACTGAGTTACTTGTCTTTGGTTTTCCTCAGTATAAATAGGTGTTGGTTCAGGAATTACTATATCAACTCTAGCCATTATCTCATTCCATCTAATTGTACATCTGCTCTAAAAGTTCCAAATCTCCAATTTTGATCAGTAGAGGTATTAGCAATTTTTAAACTAGCAAATCGAGCTCTAGCTCTTGTGTCTACTTTTTGTGTTGATGAAGTAACTGTAAATGGTCCTAAAGGAGAAGAAGCTTCTGTATCACTTGGAAAATTCCTAAGCAGAATTGTTACTTGAGCATCACCTTGAATAGTTTTGAAATCAGGTACAAATCTTCTCATACTCATAAAAAATTCAGCACTTGTTCCATCAGGATTTAAACTAAAATCTCCTGATTCAATAAATGCTGGTATGGCAGTTTTGTTGCCAGCTGTGTCAACTTCATTTACACCTTTTTCATGTTCGAAGTATTTAGTTGAACCATTTATATTTGTAACTCCTTGCACTGTAGGAAAAGTTCCAACACCTGTTGAGGTAAATTCTGTAGCATAAGGATTTTCAAATAAATTTGCATCTACCCAAGTTGTTCTGGATAGAGAACCAGTTACCCAAGTGCCATCTTGGTAGTTATAACAAACATATCTATCGTTAAAATCCGATGTTGCTTGAGGATAATACCAGCATATTTCTTCATACAAATGATTAAGACCAACATAAACAGATTCACCAGCTGAATAATTTATTCCGAGGTTGTTACCGTTTTTAGTTGTAAAAACAAAATCTTCGACAGCACATGGTAAAGATTTAACTGTACCATCAAATACAAAAAAACCTCCTGACTCTCCCATCCAGTAAACAATACCGTTAACATATTTCATAGCATGTTGTCCTATGCATCCGCAGTTAGATCCAACTTGTCTAATAGAAAAAGTAAATGGAGGACCAACAAACTGCATCACGTAAGCAGCATTGTCAGTTAAAATAAAAGTATAGTCTTTACCTTTAATTGCTCCAACGATTTTTGTTCCTGAATCTAGTCTAAAAGTTCCAGCTGTATTTACTGAAGTTGGTGTATAATCACTAATATCTTCCTGATCTGAAAATCTTATAAACATTTTATCTTGTGTTGAAGCATCACCAATTGTAGTTTCCGTGCCAAGCATAATCAAATGTCTATCTCTATCAGATACTAATGACATCACTGAAGCTGTTGGAGCATTACTTATTATTTGTGCTCTTGTATTCAAAGCATTAGAATTAGAGTTAATTGGATTCCATGAAAAAGATTTACCATTTTTTATAGTTGCAATAAGTTGTTCTCCAAAATTATCTAATGACCAAGATGCTGGATCAACAGTTAAAGTTTGAGACAATGATTCAATACCCCATCCTGTAAATACCTCAACACCCGCACCGCTTGAATGTGCAGATCTAGTCCCCGCTGCAGCTCTTGTAATACCTGTTAAATCATTTGATGAAATTCCTGTATATGAAATAAATTCTGCTCCAACTTTTATTGTTCCTGTACTTGGAAAGTTTGAAGTAGATGCAAGTGTAATTGAAGTGCCTGATCCTCCTGTTCCTGCTGTGTCATCTAATAAAGCTCCGTTCAATGTGCTAAACACTTGTTGTCCACCACCCCAAAGTCCTGTACCCCAACCAAATCCAAATGTAGAACCAAGAGCACCAGGTTTTATGTAAGGTGTAACTGTTGCTGACCCAGAGCCGTTGACCGTGGTACCAGCTGCGCTAGCCATTGTAATTGTAAATTCATCACTACCGGGAACAGTAACCACTTGAAAAGGATTTGTTTCAAAATCTGAAGCAACATACCCAGCTCCCGTTGGAGGCGTTACAGATGAAAATAAAAATATATCTCCAGGTTCTAAACCATGAGCTGCTTTATTTACAGTGACAGTTGCTGATGTGTTTACAGTATCAAAAGTACAACTTGTTAAAGCAGTACCGAGAGGGGTTATATCAAAAAAAGCACCCTCGTAATAAATTACTAATACTTTGTTTGTACCTATTGCAGCGTATTTCCTACCATCTAAATCAGCCCAAATAAATTGTTCTCTTGCTGCTCCAATTATAGTGTTTTCTAAAATTTGTTCCCAACCGCCTATTTTTTCAGGCAATCCATACCTAAACCTTACAAAATCACCATCAGTCCACTTACCTTGTGCTCCTGTTTGAGTGACTTGTTTGTTAAATCCTGGGGCTATATCTACTTTTGTCAAAGGCATATAGGTATTATACCTTAATAATTAAATCAATTAAACATCATTTGGTTTTTTTACTTTAATTTCTTGGTCTATATTTGTCGACATATTTTTTGTTCTAGTATCAAATTTTTTCTGATATTCAAAAAAAAGACTCATAAATAAATTAATAAAATGTTTTAAAAACTCAACAGATAGTATGAGTTTTTTGTTTTTTTTAATTATTTCTATCTCTTGATCAGTAAAAACTATTTCGCCTGATCCATCTTCTCTTTGATTTATTTTCATTATTTAGTCCCCCAAAATTTTCTTTTATCCATATAATGTTCTTTATTGTTACCTTCAGCATCAACGTAATGTAAAAATGTTTGAAACTGATGATCTCCCTCAAATTCTTCTCTCCAATGTTCAACCTCGCATCCAAGATAAACAGCTGCGTCTCCCCTTTCTAAATCTAAAGGATTACCATCCATATATATAGGCCATTTTGTTTTATCACTACCTATTAAAATTGTAACACTTATTTCACATGCAGGTCTATCCGTATGTTTTTTTAAAATTGCAAATTTAGTATATGTTCTCCAAAAAGAGTAAGTTGCAAGTAATTTTTTTCCTGTTTCTTTTTCCATTAAAGATTGTTTTTTTAACATTAAAGAATCCATAATTGGATCTCCATAAAAATAAGTATCTCCAATATTATTTTGCTCAAAATCAAATTCAGTAAAATTTGTTCTATGTCTTATTTCACAATATAAAGAAAACAAATCTGT